GATATAGTTATTGAGGATATACCACAAGAGGTTATCAATAGCGACGACATACAAAAAGCTTACGACGATTACAAGCGTGACAATATGATCCAAGAGAAAGACGACAAAATCAAAGAATTAACAGACAAGGTCGAATCACTTCAAAAGGAGATTAAAGTCAAAAAACAAAATGTCAAGACTAAGCAGAAAGGAGTCGTTAAAAAAGTATCTGGTTCAGAACCTACCGAACATGATGATTTCTTATCCGGTTTCTTTGGAGACTAGGAGGAATAGCAAATGGCAGTAAATTTAGCAGCAAAATATCAAAAACAATTAGATCAGGTTTATAAAATGAAATCTTTAGCTATGTCAGGATTCGGAGCAAAGTTTGACTTTGTAGGATCACAAACAGCTAAAGTTTACACATTAACATCTACTGCTCTAGGTGATTACACAAGAACTGGCGCGGATAGATACGGAACACCAACAGAAGTACAAGATACTGTACAAGATTTAACTATTACAAGAGATAGATCAGTAGCTAAAACTATTGACAAAGGTAACTACTTACAACAAAACTTAGTAAAAACAACTGGCGCTTACATCAAAGTACAAACCGAAGAAGTAAACATTCCTGAAATTGATACTTATGCACTTGGTGTTATTTCAGCAGATGCAGTAACAGCAGGTAATACAGCTACAGCAGCTATAACAGCTTCTAACGCTTATGAAAAATTCTTAGATGGTACAGTATCACAAGATGATAACGAAGTGCCAGAAAACGGTAGAATTGCTTATGTATCACCTTCATTCTATAAGTTCTTAAAACTTGACAACTCATTTATCAAAGCTTCTGATATGGGTCAAAAAATGCTTATTAACGGTCAAGTTGGTGAAGTAGACGGAGTTAAGATAGTTAAAGTACCATCAAGTAGATTACCAGCAAATTGTGCGTTTATATTAACTCATCCAACAGCAGGAGTTATGCCGAGACAAATCGAAGAGATCAGAGTACATGAAGATGCTCCGGGTATCTCTGGTGCTTTGATTGAGTTTAGAGAATTATATGACGCATTTATCCTTGATAATAAAGTTGGAGCAACTTATTCTCACTTTATCGCATAGGAGGTATTAAATGAAACACGTTTTTAAATACGAAATGTCACATGATGGGAAAGACCCAAAAGGCAACGATTATAGTACTGTAACTTGCAAGAATAAAACACAGAAAGCAGCATTTCAAAAATACGGATGGAAATCTAAACCGTTGGGATTAAACCCTAACACGAAAAAAGATGATCTTATCCAGATATTAAGGATGCAAGGTGTAAAAGTTACAGACAGACATATAAAAATGACAAGAGATGAACTAATTCAAGAAATATAGCTTGAAACCAGACGAGCGCAGAGTTTAAATACTTTGCGCTCTTTTTATAAGGAGGTAAATTATGAGAGTTACACCCTCGCAAGATTTTTTTATAAGAGTTGCAACAGGAGAGATACCGGGATTGACTGCGGTTTATAAATTCGGTAGAGTTGAAGGAATTTCGTTAAATAATGGATCGGTTGTTGTATGGAATAATGGTGGTGATTATACGTTCCCTGACGCTAACGGTACTTTGTCGATAGTTTCAGCTAGTGATGATGATGCAGTTGGACAAGGTGGAGCAACAGAAATATCTATAAACGGATTAGTAAACAATTCTGGTGAATGGGAAGAACAAACAATCACAAAAACTTTAACAGGGACTACACCAGTGGTAACAACAGAAGAGTTTATAAGAGTTAATAGAATGTGGATAAGTGCTGGTGAAGATAGAAATGTTCCAGTAACAGAACCAGCACCAGTTGGAGCAAATCATGGCAAAATCACAGTTACTCATAGCGATACAGGTGTACCTATTTCTGTAATTAGTGCTAATCAAGGACAAACTTTACAAGCGGTTTATACTGTTCCTAGTGGTTACTTAGCTTATATTCTAGATGCGGATGCTAATATTGGTGAGGCTGCTGACGGTATATTTAGATTTTTAAGACGTGAAAACGTAACAGGTAACGAAGTATTTAGAATAAGTGGAACAAGAGAAGCTTTCCAAACAGAAGTAGGTCAATCATTTAAAACTATAGCGGAGATTAAAGCTAAAACAGATATTATATTTATGGTAGCAACAACCAAAAATGACAAAAACGCAAGCGCAACCTTCCAATTAATATTAAAGGAGGTGTAGTATGCGAACTTTTGAACAAGAAGGGTTTTCGAGGATATTTCACGCTAGGGAGCGTCAAGAATCTTTTTTTACTAGTCATACTTTTGACAATGTTACAAATGGTAGTGTTTTTAAAGTAGCTTTAGAAGTCCAACCGGGCGAAACTATGTATATACATTTTGCAAAGCTTCATTTTACTAATGTTTTGCAAGACAGTGCGTATAAAATAACATCATTTAACGGAGAATTAACAGCTATAACAGGGGGCTCAACACCTGATACAGATGTAAACGAGATTACAGGAGACACAGTAACAAGAGCAACTATAAGCGTAAACGAAACAGCACCTTTTACAGTACCGTTCGATCAAAACATAGTTAAAGCTATAGAAATAACTCAAGGCGCATCCACATTTATAGATTTTGCCATAGATTCATCGAATACAAGAGACTTGGTAAACATACCAATAATATTAAACAATATTAGTTTATCGAATAAATATATATTGTTACAAGGAAATGTAGAAGATTTGCTAAATTTAGCAGCTTCAAACAATTTTAGTGTAACATTTGGTGTATTTTATTCAATTTGCTAGGAGGTGAAGCATGAGAACAGTTCAAGAAATATTATATGATGCTAGAACGTTAGTAGACGAATACAACGAGAACGGTGTTATAATATCTGACGATGAAATTACAACTTTAGAAACAAACGCTATTAGGTTTGTAGATATGGCACAAAAAGAAATGTTTAGGCATTTAAAAAATTATTCATTCTTTGAGTTTTCAAACAAACGTATTCCAAACTTGTTAGGTAGCCAGTTTCAAATAGTCCAACATATTGGTGAAGATCAAACTTATCCACAAAGTGGTGAGGGTGTAGTAGGAGCAAAAGCATATTTTTTCACACTAGATTCTACCGCAACAGTACTGATAAGAGAATATGACGGTGCAACATGGAGTACTTTAACTACTTTAAATCTAACACCAACAGAAAAAACCGATTACAGCGGATTGATAACACCGTCTGATCCTAATTACCCAATAGAAATCGTATTTAGCGGTGCTAATTTTTACAATCATTCAAACAGATGCTTGTATAGTTATCCTTTTTTATCCACAGCTATTCCACAATACAAGGAATACATTAAAATAGAAATGCCTAGTGATTATGGAGAATTAGTTAAAGTTATTGAAGAATATCCAACATACAATAAAGAAGCTAATTTCAAATGGCAAGGGTTTAATGATATCTATATTAAACAAGAGTACGAAGGTAGTATAAAGATTATATACAACCCTATTCCTACAACAGTAATAGCGTTAACAGACGAATTAACCATAAACAACTTAACAGCCGAACAAGCGATTATATACTATGTAGCTTCAAGATTAGCTAACACTGAAAATACCGATCTTATCAATTTGTATGAGGGCAAATTTAACGAATTGAAATTTGAAGCTAATAAAAAAAGACCGATGGAAGAAGAAAAAATCCAAGATGTATATTTCGAGTCAGAGTACAAAGATTATACGAATTATAACAGGTGGTGGTATTAGTGGCAGAATTTAAAGCATCAATGAAACCAAAACCATATGAAATAGATAACTTTCTCGGCATTAATGAAAGTGCCGGCAATCTTGAAATAAAAACAGGGGAGTTCTCTATATGTGAGAACTTCCGTATAACCAAAGGGTTTAACTTGCAGAAGCGACCGGGGCATAGAACATTTGTCGACTTTGGTACAAGTCAAAACGTACAAGGTGTATGGTACGGAGTCATAGGTGGAAAAACAATCATGCTGATTGCGTGGGATGGCAACGTCTACGAATATGATATGACTGTAGACACTACAACGACCGCTATAGCCGATTTGATTACTGAGGGTACAGTAACAATCATCGGCACAATAACAGACGTTAAAACCTCTATATTCTGGTTTCAAAGCAAGGTTTATTTCTTGAATGGAACTGACTACAAAGAGTATGACGGTACAACTTATCAAGATGTTAGCCCTTATATCCCGACAATAGCAATAGGATCACCGCCAGCAGGTGGAGGAACACTATTTGAGGAAATCAACCTATTAACAGGTGCTAAAACTCAAGGTTTCGTAGGTGATAACATTGCTACGCTATATCAACTAGCGGAAACTAACATAGATGCTGACATTTTAGTAATAACAGTAGATGGAGTTAGTAAAACAGAAGGTGTAGACTTTACAGTTAACAGAACTTTAGGACAAGTTACTTTTACAGTAGCGCCGGGAACAGATGCAGACGTTCAAATTACATGGCACAAGGACGTTGCCGGAAATCCAGCACTTGTAACAGCTAATAAATACGCTGTAGCTTTTGGGGTATCGAATGACACTAATCTATTTATATGGGGTGATAGTTCAAGCCCTAACACATTTAGGTTCTCAGCTACACTTAAAGCTAACTATTTCCCAGTTAATTCATTTGTAAATGTAGGTACTGACGAGTTCGCAATAACAGACTTAAAACCTCAGTATCAATCATTGTTAGTATTCAAGANAAACGAGACTAAGATAGTAACACCTGAGACTAATCCATTATTTACTGATAATCCAGGATTAAACCCATTTAACTACCCGTATCGTGATCTAAACGTAGCAGTTGGGAATCTTGCGCCGAATATGGTACAATTAATTGAGAACAACCCGCTTTCAGTAGATGGCTTTTCAATGTGGTTGTGGAGTTCGGCAACTAGCGTAGAGGACGAAAGAAACGCTAGGATAATATCAGACAAAATCAAGTTAAGTTTACAAGGTCTTAACTTAGCACAAGGTGTCACTTTTGACTATCAACAAGAAAAAGAATACTGGCTTAATATCGACTCTGTAGTGTATATATGGAACTATGGTAATGATGCGTTCTACAAGTACACAAACATCCAAGCTACGGAGTTTTTAGACGTAGAAGGGGTACTTTATTACGCTAGCACAGGTACAGTAGAAAAAGTAAGTCAAGACTTTTTAGCAGATGGTACAGCAGTAGGAACAACGATACCATGTAGAGGTAAATTAGGCTTCACTGATATGGGAGCGTTGCAGTATAGAAAAGCAATGAGTAAAGAGTGGGTTTCAATAAGTCCTGCAAGCCAGACAAGTTTAGATATTAAATTTGTAACAGATCGCAAGAATGAGGAAAATTCCAAAACATTCACAGTAATGTATAGGTTTATGGACTTTGGAAATGTAGACTTTAACAATTTCTCATTCTTAACTAATAGAAATCCTCAACCATTCCAATTAAGAGGTAAGATAAAAAAATTCACATATTTAGAAGTAATATTTGAAAACAATACAAACAACGAGTCTTTAACAGTGCTTAAACNGCTGTTACAAGCGCAGAGTCAAGGGTTCTCGAGATAAGGAGGTACAACGCATGGCAAAGAAAACATTAACACCGTCAACAGTTGCAACCGACAACATACAGAATCAACCAGATGTAGTTGTTGATGATGCATCAGCGTTGAAATTATCGTTCGATCAGTATGGAATAGATGATAAAACTTATACAAACGACGTGCATTTAGCTGAATTAGCAGACGAAACATTAGGTAACTCAGGTTCAAACACTATAGGTCACAACTCAACTAATGTAGTTGCTGATAATGTAGGTGACGGATTGGAAGAGGTGGCATTACAAGTAAAAAGCGTTAGCCCTACGTTAGATATAATATCTGTACTCGATTATGGAGTCGTTGGTGATGGTTCAGATGAAACTACAGCATTACAAAATGCGATTGACGTAGCTACCGCAGCAAATAAAACACTTTACGTACCACACAATATAACAATAACTACAGACGCGTTGTTAATTAGCGGTAAAAATAATTTTGGCTTACAAATAGACGGTACGCTTAAAGAAAGATTCAGCACCATCTACGACAATGTTGGTTATAATCAGTTCTTCGGATTTCCATATATACAATTTTAACGGTGACGCTAATATAGCTAACAATGGTGGGAATTTGAACGAGCAACAACATTTATTAGCTATAGATCAATGTACGGATTTTACAGTTGATAGAGTAAACGGGGTTAATGTAGCAGGGGATGTAATGTATCTTATAGATGTTACAAGAGGTCAATTCGGAACTGTGTCCGGAGTATCAACAGATACAGGCAGAAATACGGTATCTATAATTAAAGCTAATACATTACAATTTGATAAGATTATATCAAAAGGTGTGGGAACTGATTTAATGCCCGGCGGTGTAGACTTAGAACCTAACCTTGTTACAGATGATATAAAAAATATTCAATTT